ACTTCGTTCCTTAAATAGTGTATATATATCAATGTTTCTAGAGGTTTTGTTCCGCGTTTGTTCCGTGAGTTAAAATTTCTTTTATCTTTTTAGCTTCTGAAACTTTCATCTCATCCAGGATGTGAGAGTATGTTTTAAGTGTGATATTAGCATCAGAATGTCCAAGTCGTCTGCTGATAGTTAGAAGCTGCACTCCTTGAGAGAGAAGTATGCTCGCATGAGTATGCCGCAGCGCGTGGAATGTAACCATCTTATCGATTTTAGCACGCTTTAGAGCGAGTGTAAGGCTGCTGTTCACTGTGTTATTAGAAACACGTTCAAACACGCTGCTTGAATCTCTGGGCAGCGTGTCTAATATGTCTAATAATTTACGAGGAACATCAATTATACGATTGGCATTTTTTGTCTTGCCGTCTGTGTAATCATTTGTGTGCATATAATCAAAGCCTTTTTTAATGTGTATCTGTTCATTCTCAAAGTCTATGCAATCCCATGTTAAACCTAAGCATTCTCCAAAGCGAGCACCAGTATACATGGATGTTAGTATGATGTATCGGCTTGTCATTCTTGTATCAATTCCATCAAGCACTGCTGCCTCTAATCTTCTAAACTCATCCATACTCAAGAACTTCATATTATCTGTCTTAGCATCAAGGCCTTTAATCACAATTCCAATAGTTGGATCTATAAGAATAATTCGAGTTTGAATGGCATGCCTAATGCAAGCCTTAATATACGTGTGATACTTTTTAACTGTCGTTTTAGTTCGAATAGATGAGAGGTTGTTAAGAAATTGCTGATAATTCTCATGTGTGATATCTTTCAGCATTGGATTGTATTGTTCTTTTAGAACTTTGATAATAGTATCTATTCGTTTCAAGCTTCCTATAGAGATAGTATCGTCTTTGTATAGCTTCTTCCAATGCTGCAGATAATCTGCCAGTAGCATTCGCTCTTTGGCAAAATTCTTTCCTTGCAGCATCTCATTTTCACGTAAAACAGCAGCATCTTTCGCTGCAGCTTTTGTCTTAAATCCACTCTTAGATACAGCTTTCTGTTTGCCATTTTCGTAGTAATATACTTTGTAAGCCCATGCCTTGCCACGTTTATAAATACTAGCCATACATCTCACCTCTCTTCCGCATTGGTTATAGAAATTATTTCTTTAAGCCTTTATATTCGATAGTTATTTCTGCTCTATATTTGTTATTGTAATAATACAATCTAAGACTAACTACTGGCTTTATCATTTTTCTAACAGTAGGAGCATCGTAAGCAGGAATATAACCAATTTTTAAATTGTATGCGTAGACAGATACTGCATTGCAATCATGTGGATTGTCATTTTCAAATGCAATACGAACAACATTGCCTGAAATTATAGTGTTATTTTTCCCACCAGATTTTTTATAAGTGTATTCCAATTCGAGCTGGTTAAACTCATATCCAGCCAACTGTTCAACATATATTTCAGATTTACTTTTAAACCAATTTAGCATATATTTCACTAACCTTTCACAATAAAACTTTACCAATAACTGACACTTTTTCTGAATCAACAACAATATCATCATATTTAGAATTTTCTGATTTTAAAATAATATTTTTACCATCTCTAAATAAGTATTTACATGTAACTCCTTCATCTTCTACACGTACAATAGCAATCTCTCCATCTTCAACAGTCGGCTGATATCTCAAATACACCTCTGAGCCTTTCTTGATTATAGGTTCCATTGAATCTCCAGTGATTTGAACCAATTCATTAGCACCATTAGGAACGATTGAAGAGGGCAGCACTCCCATGTTAGCATCTACGTCATCAACATATATCATAGATCCTGCTGCAGACTTACGGCCGTGCACTAAATAAACAACTTTCTCCTCTTCAATTCCATTTTGTTCTTTTATTAGATTTTCAGCATAATTGTAAACTTTCCGCTGACGATCATTGGATAATTTATAAACAATGTTAGAAATCTTGTTAATAACAGAATCATCTACAACAGAAACAACTTGATTATCTTCAAGCATGTTGAATAAATCATCAAATGACATTCCCATTGCTTCAGCAACATTCTTAATTACAGGAATAGAAGGAATAACAGGCTTTTCTGTGTCTGGTCGTTTATTACGTTCTAATACGGAAATATACGCTTTACTAACATTAGCCATTTCAGCGAATTTTGCCATACTCAATTTATTTGCAGCACGAAACTCTTTAATAATTTCTCCAAGATGCATGATAATTAACCTCCTTGTTTAACATCTTGTACATATTATAATGAACTGGAAAAACTTTTTCAAATTTTATTGTCTAACATTGTTGACACATACCGTCTAACATGTTATACTATTCTCGTAAGGTTCATTAAACCTTTAATTTTTACAGCAACTGTCTAACATGTTGTTCATATTAAAAGAAAGGAGTCTAATATGATTGTAAATTACAAAATTAAGGAATTAAGAGAAAAAATGAAGATTTCACAGGAAGAACTTGCAGCAAAATCTGGTGTAAGCCGTGCATTGATTTCTGGGTTAGAGACAGGAACAATTCAAGAAACTTCAACGGCAACATTAAAAAAAATAGCAATTTTTTTTAATGTAAAAGTATCAGAGTTATTTTTTTAAACAAAAAATCTAACATGTTAGATAAAAATAGTCAGGAGGTGGAACAAATGAATACAGTAGAAGTTAAAACTAACGTTGAAGGATTAGACGAATTAAAAGAGCTTCTTGAAGTCGCTACACAACAAACAGTCAGCCTTCAAGAAACTCTAGATAAGATTTCTAAATCAAAAATTAAAATTGAAGTTAAAAGCGGTATTTTCAAAACAAATGAATAGGAAGTGATACGGATGCACCATTACATGACATTTTACGAAGAAGATGGAATCAAGTATGCAGAAGCTTGGTTACAAATTAATTTTCTAAGTTGGTGTTTTTGCTTCTGGAAAATTAAAAAGGCCATCTCTTAAGAGACGACCCAATAAAACTATTTTTTGACCCATTTGTTCCCAGGTTTTTGAGTAGGTGGGAGACGGTCCCCCTTATCAATATGAACAACGCGAGGTCGATTTACAGCACCGCCTTTAGGGCCAACTTCTTGGTATGTGCCTTTTGGCTGGTTATCTGTACCAGGTTTAATCGGTTTAGACATATAAACACCCCCTTTCCAAATATGATTATAAATCTGAAAGAGGGTTTCAACAATATGAAAAAAACATGAAAGGAGGAACTTATGGAAAAAGCAACACTCGATTACTACGAGCCAATATTTTTAGAAGTAGTAAGAAGAAATCCAGAGAAATTTGTTGATTTAATAAAGCCGTTTATTGATTCAAGAAGTAGACAGAGATGGATAACAACTGAAGAATTATGTGCTGAAATCGGAACGAGTTCCAGCGCTTGGCTCAAAAGTGATGTGAGAAATCATCCTGTAGTCGTTGCTGCTCGGAGAGTTGATACAAGGCCATATAAATATAAAGCGGATCATATCGAAGCCATACAGAAAGTGTGGGATGAACGGAAGGATAGAAGAAGATGAGCAGAGTTGAAATATCAAGAACTAGAAAGCTAAAAAGAAAAGCTTTCTGGAAAGAGTTCAATAAGAACTTCATTAAGCAATACTTGAAATTCTTAGGGTTTTCAGCATTAGCAATCGTTGGAATAATCGCATTTATGCACTTGTGGGTTGGAGCAGTTAATCAACACATGGACAAAGTGGATGCAATTAGACAAGGTGTGATTTTCGATGATTAGCTTGCTGGAAAATATGTTTGATAGTACAGAATTCGATGTGATGAAAAGCACTGAATTAGTAGGAACTATTAAAGTTTTGAATGGTAAATACCATCTTGTAGTTACAAACGGAATATATAAAAGCAGCAGCACACATCACAGTCTAGAGGATGCTTATGAGACTGCACTGGAGCTGCTAGAAAAATAAAAGATGACGACTTAAAACAGCCGCCATCCATAAAATACTTAACTAAATTATAGCATAAATTAGGGGAAAAGCAATGAGCAGACTATTAATAGATGAGCCACCTCTTCAAGTACTGCCATCACTTGCTAGAGAGCTTGGCTTAAACGAGGCCATCATGCTGCAACAAATGCACTACTGGTTGATTAAGAGCAGCCATGAATTTGAAGGAGTTAAATGGTTTTATAAAACATTAGAAGATTGGCAAACAGAATTCCCATTCTGGTCAACAATGACTATCAGAAGGACTTTAACCAACTTAGAAAAACAGAAAGTCATTAGAATTGGGAACTTTAATAAGAAAAAATTTGACAAAACAAAATGGTACACAATCGAGTATCAATGTGTGAACAGACGATGTGTTCAATCTGAACAGACGATGTGTTCAAATAGAACAGATGGATTTGTTCAAAATGAACAGACCTATACCAGAGAATACACAGAGACTACTACAGAGAATAATAATAATGTCTCAGAGGAGAAACAGAGTAAGGCTGTTTGGACTGATGAGACCAGACATATTATTGATTATCTAAATAAACGCTCTGGAAAGAAATGGTCAGTTAAGACTAAGAAGACAGTACAGCTAATCCATAAGCTGCTAGACAATGGATTCACAGTTGAAGACTTTGAGAAAGTTATTGATTTCAAGTGTAAGCAGTGGCTGAATAACGAGGAGATGAATAAGTATCTAAGACCAGAAACACTATTCGGCGGAAAGTTTGAAAGATACTTAAACGAGGCACCAGTAAGAGTGCAGCAAGCATCTTCTGTACAATCAGTGGCAGATAAGATGAGAGAGCTATATGGCTCAGAATGGCAGGCTTGATATGAATAACTTTGAATTAGAGAAATCAATCATAGCAGCACTGCTGCAAGACTTCGACAAAGCACAATCAACGTACCTGCAAGCTGAGTGGTTTACGGATAACAATTTTAAAACGATCTTTGAAATTTTGAATAATAACGGCAGCCGTCTAGATGGACTGATGGAGTTATTCGCTAAAGTGAGAGCTGAATTAAAAGATAAGACTATCGGATATGAGTATCTGATGGCCTTGCAGCAATCTAACGCGACTACAAGCGGATTAGACTATCTAGCTAACCATCTACACCATGAGTATTTAAGAGCTAAGTTGGAGAAAGTAAAAGCAGAACATACAGAGTTCCCAACTAAGCAGCTTGAAGCTGAGATGTTAGAACTGTTGAATGCAATCTCTAAGCTATCACGCGAAAAGAATGTTGGTGATTTAGCTGAAACATTCGAGCAATTCGAGTATGAGCTTGAGCATGATATTGAAGACGGCATTAAGACATTCAGCGGATTAGATGCAGCACTAGGAGGAGGCATCGGCCCTGGAATGCTGATTACTGTTGGCGCTCGTCCATCAGTTGGAAAGAGCGCATGGACTATCAATCTGATTGATAGAGCATTAAGACGAAATGAAGGCTTAAGAGTAGACTTGTTTAGCTTGGAGATGAGCAAAAAAGAAGTATTCTCTAGATTCGTGTCCCAAAAGACGACACTTAACACATACTACTTACGTAAGATGAATAAAATGCTAAAGCCTGGAGATAAAAAGTTAGTAAGAGAAACTATCGAGTTTTTCAAACAAAAAGACTTGAAAGTTTACGATACTGTTTCTGAATTCAACCACATCCTTGGAATTATTAAAGCACGCGCTGCAGGGCAAGCTCCAGGGAAATACTTAGCTGTCATTGATTATGTAGGACTTATCAAAGTTAACAACAATCGTGATAGAAGATTACAGATTGAGCAGATTACACGCGAGTTGAAGAATTTAGCCAACGAGCATCAAGTACCTATCGTTATCTTATCGCAGTTATCTCGCGGAGTAGAGCAAAGGCAAGATAAAACACCTATGCTGGCAGACTTGAGAGAGTCTGGTTCCATCGAACAAGACTCGAATGTAGTTGGATTTTTGAGCAATGAAGAAACAGAAGCCAATCATGAAGGCTATCAACGAGTTAAATTTTCAATCAAGAAGAACAGAGAAGGAGATTTGATGGATTCTACTTTCAAATTTTTCAAAGCTCGCATGGACTTTGTAGAGGAGTTTTAGGATGAACGCGATAGAATTCGAAAAGATTATGAAGTCTGAAGGATTGAAGACCACAAGAGCTGTGATGGTTATGCTGCAGGAAGCTAAGCAATGCCAGAAGAACATTAAGGCAATGAGCATGTATCAGCATCTTCCTTACGCAGCAGCATACATCGAGCAGCAGAAGGAACAGAAAGACAAGGCTATCTGGCAAGCATTGGAAGTGGCCCAACTAGAGAAGCTATACGGCTTCCGTCTGATTGAAGACAGAAATAGTGTAATAATAGCCACTTACCAAACATCCGAACCACATAGCGACATTATGAAAAAAATCAGAAGCCATATCGAAATAATGGCAGAGTTGGAGAATGAGTATGGTATTTGTAATTAAACATAGCAATATGTACTTTAAAAAAATTAATGATCATAGCAGCATGATGGGATATCTTAACAGGCACCATCCAGTTTACACTTTTGAATTTAAAGCAAGTCAAAGTGAAGCAATGACATTCAAAAATTATGGAGCTGCACGAAAATTCATGAAGGAACATGGAGTGACAGGCAATGTAGTTGAAGTGGCTGCAGCGCCCAAGCCTTTCAAAATTAACAAAATGGATAGCAACATTGGGCATAACAGATTGGATGCACTGTATGATTCAATCTTGTTGAAGACTAGAGATGATATCGAAGAGATGATTGCTGACTCAGAAAACAACTTCAAACACATGGCTAGAGACATCCTGCAAGTAAGAACAGTCACATTGAATGTGTTCTTAAGAAATCCGTATGAAATCGGCTGGCAAACCAGAAAGAAAATAATGGATAGACTCGAAACATACTTTGAAGGAGCTGGAATTAAATGAGTGTTAATGAACATTTTGAAAAAGCAATAGAGTTGGCACACAACAACGCTGTTGACCATCCAAGCCATTACAGAGGAGTAAACGGATTAGAAGTGTTTGAAGTGATGGATAATTTTCTGCCGAAATACGAGAATGCGATAGATGGTTATCTAGTCGGAAATATCTTGAAGTACGTGCTGCGCGCACCTTCTAAAGGCAAGATGAATGAAGATTTGAGAAAGGCTGAAAAGCATTTGACAATGCTCATCAAAAGAACGGAGGAAAAGTAAATGAACGTAACTGTAAGAATGGGTAATGAAAAAA